ACAAACACCGAATGATGGTGTGATTGGCAATCCCACGGTTGGGCTATGTGTGTTGGCATAGGTGTAGGCCACTCATCAAGAGGCGTGTCACCTACCAGTGCAGTTAAGGGCATTCGTGCCCACATAGCACCACCATGTACATTATCTTCTTCGTCTTCACATCCTGTAAACAAGACTTGAAAAGACATAGTACGCATGGGTAGAGTAGTAACTGCGATAACCATAGCATGTAGAAATTCGCCGTGGTATCGATCGTGGTTTGTTGTATATTCTCTACGCACCCACGCTTTAAAATACGGTACGTTACTTGTGATGTAGTTCATCGCCATCTCCTAATGGGGTTTACCCCTCGTGGGGATGGAGACTTTTATCACAGATTTAAAGAAAGGTCAAGAGGGCAAGTTGCCCTGCCCCCTTGAAATATATTACGTGCCAGTAGAAACTGTAGCAGATTCCACAGGGTTCTTGGAAATATCCACAAGAACTACGTGAACACGGAAACGTGCAGCAGATTCACCAGTAGAACCCGCATCAAGGATGAGGGCGTCGATGGTGTCTGCAGAAGTTAGAACACGAGCATTAGAACCCGATGCTCCAGTTGCAGCTTCTAGGAACGGGGTGAAGCCAGCAGCGAGAGCAGAACCGTCAATAAAACAGTCTACGTCACCGCCTGTAATACCCACATCTAGAGTGATCTGAGAGTTACCACGTGCTTCAAGGACTTCCAAAACACCTGCAACGATCATGGTATCTGCAGGAACGTCGATCAGTTGAACGACATCTCCGCCTGTACCACCATCTGCAGTATCATGCACTTGAGAAGTCATCACGTATGGACGTGCAACTTCTGCTGGGTGTCCTGAAGTTCCTCCGTTTGGAGTGCGATCAATAGTAGCCATTACTCAGCCCTCCTTTACGCGAAGTCAATGATGCCGCGAACGACAGCTTCTGGGCGCAGAACTTTGCGACCAAAAACGTGCAGACCACGAATGACATCAGTGAACGATTCAGTTGAACGAACTACTTCGGTTTTAGCAATATGCGAAGCAGTACATGTTGAGGACATGTGACCTGCGAGAACGATGTTCTCAGAAGCGTCAGTTGCCACACCAGACAGAGTTACCTGATCGGTACCTGCTGTCGAGTTGAGCGCAGTTGACTTGTAGCAACGGAAACCAGCAAGGGTACCGTTCATAACAAGACCATTACGCAGTGGAGATGAAGCATCACCAGTTACCTGCACTTCGGCAATTTTATTGCCAGCTTGGAACATCTTCTCGTAGAAGGCTGGTGGTGCTACAAACCAACGATTCTCTTCAGGCACAGACTGATCGTCGAGAGTACGTGCCATCAGCAGCATCAGGTTGATGCCAGCATCGTTAGTTTCTACGTTGATGGGAGCGGATGCCGTGCCCAAGTTAGAGTTGGTAGTGGTCAACCCTCCAGAGAGCGAAGCATCGTCAGCACCTGCAAGACCTGCACCATCAGAGATAGCTTGCAGAATATTTGCATCGTACTTACGCTTCAAGGCAAATGCACCTGATGAGGTAGCAAGTGCTTCAAAGTTGATATGAGACTGACGCTCTTCGATGTCGTCAATCTTAAACGCGAAAGCGTTTGCGTTATCGACTACCAGAGTAATCTGGTCGTCTGCCAAGTCCTGTGGGTTTACGACGGAACCCCGCGTATACGAACTTACCGTGACGACTGGTTCTTTAATTATGCGAACCGTATCGCCAAAGTTTTCAATTTCACCCGCGTAGTCGGTGTTAGTAATATCTTCTACAACCGAAGCACGACGGAAGAACTTGAGGACTTTTTGGCTAAAAATCTCCGGGGTAAAATTCCCGGAGGGCAGGTTACCATGACCTGCAGCGGTACCAAATGCCATTGGTTCTTTCCTCTTCTTCTATGAGGTTAGTTATTGAGATCGATCCGACCTTCACTACGTGCAGAGTCTAATTCGCCTTCCAGCTTTTCAAACTCCCACGGCTTGAGGGAACGGATTTCGGAAGCCTTCCAAATGCGTTTGTCTCCACCACCTTCAGACGTAACTTCCCTAGCTTTGGTAGCACGTACTGAAGTTGCAGCGTCGGCCTTCGCCTTGCTAGTCTTCCTTTTTGAGATACCTGCATCTGCTTTATACAGATCTAGGACTCGTGAGGCCCAACGAGCGTCGGTATTGTTATTATAGATACCATCCGAAATAGATTCGGGTTGCTCTTGTAGCCAGTTTAAGAACTTCTCATCTGTCTTGATTTCATCGAAGTCAGGATGATTGTTCGTAAGTTCGCGGTAAGCCGCCTGTACCACAGTCTCCTTTTCACGTTCCTTGATAACTTCAAGTTCCTTTTGAAGTTCGCTGGTGCGTTCGCTGGCTTGCATCGCTGCTACCGTTTCGACCACCCCATACACATCAGGGTACTGTGTCTTGAATTCCTCCAACTCTTCAACTGTCTTCGGCATAGGAACATTTGCTTGTTGTGTTGCCGCTGCCAGTTGCCGCTTTTCGTCTTCAAACTCTGATAGTTTTTTATCGTAGTGCCGTTTCAGATCGTCGTATCGCTTCTTGTAGTCGTGATCCGGTTTCTCTTCTTTCGTTTCTACAAAACTGTTTGATTCGGGTTGTTCGGTATCTTCGCTTGCTTCTACCTCTGGGGTATCGTCTTCTTCGTCTTTGTAGACTTCTTCACGATAGTTGCCTTTGTAGAGAGTCTCGCTATTGATAGTTCCGAAAGAGTCGTTTGGTTTGTTGGCTCTTGCGCCACGTACTTTTTTTGCCATTTTGTTTACCTCACTCGCGGGGCCACTTGGCTGTGGGTAGCCGCTCCGGTTGTGTCGGGGCCGTTGTTAACGGGTAGCCGACGAATCTTTACGTCTTTGTTGTTCAAGAAAGTATCTGGGATACTCTGTTTCCGTATTTACTTGTAGTAAGTTACGATCTAGAACGCTTCTTAAAAATCCCTGTTCATACGTCTGTGAACCTTTTGTTTCAACAGGGGCAACAACGTCGTCTACATTAGATGCAGCAAGGGCTATCCTATACTCTACAGTTGCATCACTATGTATTTTTTTAAGGGTTTTAAGATTATCTTTTACATAATTAATATATTGTCTGTTTAAGTTTTCATCTTTAGACCGCCCAAATCTTACATCATCAAAATCATCATCTGATAAAGCATGTAAATCAGGATACTTTTTCTTGAGTAGCACTGGTTGGGAGTAATCAAAATGAATTTTTATAGGGTCAGGCAAATAGTACCTTGCCCTTCTTCGGGCAAACTCTAGTCCTTTTATCTGTTGTTCTACAGAACTTTTTTCTACAGTTTTTAAAGTGTTGTCTATGACATGTAGAGTTAGTGCAGAGTGATTTTGATCTGGTATGTAGTCATTTGCCTTAGACATTATATTGTCTACTTGAGACTGTAATTCTTCATACTCAGGAGTGCCAAATCTTGTCTCCTCTTGCAACAAGTCAAGTTTTTGAAGATCTTCTTGTATTGCTGGAGGAATAAACATTTGATCGTAACTAAATGCTTCAACTAATCCCGATCCACTTATAGGTAAGTTCCTTTGAAACTTTTTCTCAAATGCTCTGTGTAATATTTCATGGTAAGCTGTATCTTCCGGGGTGCCGCCTATAAGTTCGGCCCCTCTAGTAGCTATTTCTATGGTGTCACGCGCTGCGTTATACTGACCTGCCAAAAAGGGATGTCCTATACTTTTTTCGTATGTAATATCGGGTATTTCTGTAAAGTAATTTATAAGTTGAGCATCAGCCGCAGGAAATACTTCGTTTAATCCTCTATTTTTAAAAGATTGAACTGAATCCATAGGGTCCATAAACAACCCTTCCTCTATGTAACCATCATCAGTCCGATCCATAGCCATCATGCTTTGAGCATATTCTACGTCACCCATGTGAATATATGGTTGTTTTTGTAAAAATGATTCTTGTTTTTCTGTAAAGGCTTGCTGGTTTTTTGATGTAAGCGGAGCGAGTTCGTACTTTCCTGTTTGTTCGTCGTACCTAGCAAGTCTTCCTCTTTCTCCCGTTCCTAGTCCCTCAAGTAATCCTCGTTTTGCAGCAATATCTCTTGCTGTCCCTCCTTTTTGCATAGCCTGTCTTCGTTCAACTTCAGGCTTGCCCATGTCGTTCACAGCCTCTAGGAAGTTGTAGCCACCAAACTTAGGCACATCCTTCGGCTCAACAACGTACTCGCCTTTCGACAGGGCTACTTCCATCATCTTGCCGCCGTTGGCTGCCTTGCGCTTTTGATTGCCCTTCGGTAAAACCCCCGCCTTCTGTAGCTTCTCAGTCATCGGTGCGTTGATTACGAACGAACCCTCCCTGACTCGCAGGTTTTCCGTGTCGGCTACGGTAGTGCCTTTTGCGTATTTTTGCGGTGGCCCCTCTACGAAGCCCGTACGCTGGATCGGATCTTTTCGGGTGTTACCCCCCTCTGCAAAACCTACCGTGCCTCCAGTGGCCCTCCTACCGCCAAAGCCGCCATATCCAGATGAATCAGACCTTTGACTACCGCTACTGTCCCTACCATATCCAGATGGTTCTGGTCGGGATGGACTTGGAGCGGGTGCGGGTGCGGGTGCGGACTGTGTTGGTGCTTTATCTTGTTGTGCTGCAGCCTTCATAGCATCCGCTTGTGCAGCTAGTAACGCAGGATCAGCGTACTGACCAGCGGAGGTTGTGACAGGTTTATCTCCGGTTGTAGTTACAGGTCTGCCAGCATCGTCTTGAACAATATTTCTTTTACCACCAGACACTAAAGCTTCGCTATCTGGACTCTGTTGATATTGCGCTTTTCTTTCCTCAAGACTTGGTTTAGGCGGTGCAGGTTCATCCGTAGGGGCACCAGCAGCAAGTATGTTCTTTCTAAGTTCTTTTAGTTGTTCTATAGATAAGTTAAGTGGTACATTACCTTGAGGTAATTGTCCGGGTCTAACTCCTACAAGTCGATTGCCAAACATAGCTAGACCATAGCCTTCTTCTCCTGCTTGTACTTTTTTGTAAATACTTTCTAGGTTCATTCTGTTCGCCGCAGCACCGAACTGTGCGAATATACTTAAAGGTCCAAGAATAGGACTCATTCCTCGTGGCATACCATAGCTAACTCTGCCTGTAATTGAGTCTATAGTTGGTTTACTGCCGTATGCCTTATCAAAAAATCCTTGTTCGGGAAGAACAGCCCCCTGCTCCCTGTATATTCTAGACACATCCAACGGGCCAGTGTAAGGTTTTGAATCGTCTGGTCCCCGTGTTCCCTGAATATTGAACACGTCTCCTGTCGCGCTTCCGTCAGAGTCTCTGGGCGGAATTGGCCTACCAAACTTTTGAAACCCTATGTCTGCTCGTTCATCATCAATAAATGGATTTGGCGCACTTATAGCGGGAGCACTAGGTGCCAACGCTTTTTCTGCGAAAAGCGAACCAATATATCCTGATATAGCTGAATTATACGACATCTTTT